ATAATATTTATTTAATATAATCAAAATGGATAAAAATAAATTAATAAAATTATCAAAAAAATTTTCTAACACATATTCTGATGAAATTCCATCCGATTTTTATAAAGAATTAAAGAGAATGTCTGATTATCATAATATTTTTGATAGTTACGACCCTATCGATACCGTGATTTTATGTTTTTTGGTGTCCGAAATTAATAGAGGTAACACCGATTTGGAGAATACCTACGACCAAATAAAAAATAACTTATATTCTTTTTGTATTGGTGAAATAACTGAAGAAGATGTAATGGATGAATGTGAGTTTTGTGATGGATACGGATCTCAAAAATGTGCAACTTGTAATGGTGATTCTGATATAACTTGTCACGAATGTGATGGTGATGGAGAAATTGATTGCGATGAGTGTGGTGGTAGTGGTAAAGATGATGAAGATGATAGGAAGAGTAAAAAATCTTGTAGTAGTTGCGGTGGAGAAGGAAAAGTTACGTGCCCAACTTGCGACGGTACCGAATTCGTAAACTGCCCAGATTGTGATGCTAGTGGTAGAGAGGATTGTGATTATTGTGAAGGTTCAGGTGAGATAAAAATGGATGATTATTTAGAAATAGTACAAATGATTTATTTAAGTTGGGATAAAGATAATCAATTTTCTAATTTAGAAACAAAATCTGATTTAGATAAATTTGAAAATGAAAGTTATTTAAAAATCGTTAATAACCCTAAAAATATTTTAATTTGGGGGGATAATATAAAAACAGATATGTTAGATAAACATGATTTTATTATAGGTGATATTTTTTTAATTGATTTTACAACAAACCCTTTATTAAAAAATAAAGGCGGTAATAAGGGAATAATAGATATTAATTCAACTATCTTCTGATAAAGAATCGTCAGTAAATCCATCTAAACCAATATTTATGAAAAAGTCTCCAATAAGACCCCCATCAAAATTTTTAATTTTAAATTCATCAGGAAGACTATTTTCATAAAAATCGCCCATATCCTTATCTATTTGATTTTTTAAATTTGCGAAATATTCTACCAACCCATCAATAGAGTCTTTATCACCTATTGATTTAGAATCAAAAAAAAGGGCTAAAAAAGACCTACTCTTTACAGAGTCTTTGTTTTTAAAATAATAATCGGATAATTCATATCCTGAATATTTTGACAATTCTTCAAAATTAATTTTTAAATCAATAAACACCGTAAATCTGTATTTATTTTCATAGTCAGGAGTAATATTAAAACCTTTAATAAAAGGATATTTTTTCTTTAAAGCTTTTATAACTAGCTCAACCCCTTTAATTTCTTTTTTACTTAAATTTTCAGTATTAGGCACAATTTTTTTTATATAAATATATTAAAATAACTTTCTAATATCATTCATAATTTTAATTTGTTGTAATTCCAACTTTCTAATCTCTTCTTTTTGTTTTTGATTAGGATCAATATTTTGACCTTTAATTTCGGATATTTTATTTCCAATACGAGTATGTTCGTTTAATAATTGACCATAAAGGCGTGCTTTCATTTCTTCTGTCATAACTTAATAATAGTGTTAGACGATAAATATGTAAATATTATGATTTTTTTCTTCTTACCTTTAATTTAGGTATATCCATAGTGATTTCCTTTTTGAATTTAAATTCTACTTCGTAAGGATTTATCATACTAATTTTACTATCAAATTTCCAAATGGAGATTCTATATTCATCTTCATATACTCTTTGCCATTTAGTACTTTTAGTATTAACTTTTTGTGTTGTTGTTTCTGTTGTGGTTGTTTTTTTCTTTCTCATAAGACAAAGGTATGAACTTTTTTTTAATCCACCAAATAAATTTTGTCATTTTTTTAATAATTTTTATGACATTTTGTCATATCCCTTTGTTTGGTATAGTTTTTAATAAGCGAATTTTGGAGTTGACTCCATAATAAAATATTAATATAATTAAACAAAAAAAGTATGGGAAAAATAATAGGAATTGATTTAGGGACCACAAATTCGTGTGTCGCAGTAATGGAAGGTAATGAACCTGTGGTGATACCTAATAGTGAAGGTAAGAGAACAACACCATCAATCGTTGGTTTTACAACAAGTGGGGAAAGAAAAATAGGAGACCCCGCTAAAAGACAATCGGTTACAAACCCCGATAAAACAATCCACTCAATTAAAAGATTTATGGGTACTTCTTTTGAAGAATCCAAAAAGGAATTAACTAGAGTTCCTTATAAAGTAGTAAAAGGTGATAATAATTCCCCAAGAGTTGAAATCGATGATAGAAAATACTCACCGCAGGAGGTTTCAGCAATCATCTTACAAAAAATGAAACAGACGGCAGAAGATTATTTAGGGACTTCTGTAACTGACGCGGTTATTACCGTACCCGCTTATTTTAATGACGCTCAAAGACAGGCAACTAAAGAGGCGGGTGAGATTGCTGGGTTAAATGTAAGACGTATTATTAATGAACCTACCGCAGCGGCTCTTGCCTATGGTCTTGATAAAAAAGATAAGGACATTTTGGTTGTAGTATTTGATTGTGGTGGTGGGACTCACGATGTATCGGTTTTAGAATTAGGTGATGGTGTTTTTGAAGTGTTATCAACTGATGGTGATACTCATTTAGGTGGTGATGATTTTGACAATACAATCATAGATTGGTTAGTTAAGGAGTTTAAAGATGAGAATGGTGTTGACATTTCTAAAGACCCTATGGCATTACAAAGATTGAAGGAAGCGGCTGAAAAAGCGAAAATAGAACTATCCTCAAGCGTTTCAACAGAAATTAACTTACCTTATATTATGCCGGTAGATGGTATTCCAAAACACTTAGTTAAGACACTTACAAGGTCTAAATTTGAACAATTGGTAGATTCTTTGGTTCAGAGAACTATTGACCCTTGTAAGTCGGCATTAAGAAACGCGAAATTAAATCCGAGTGATATTGATGAAATTATCTTAGTTGGTGGTACAACAAGAATTCCTGCAATCCAAGATGCGGTTAAGAAATTCTTCGGAAAAGACCCATCAAAAGGGGTAAATCCTGATGAAGTTGTCGCGTTAGGTGCCGCAATTCAAGGAGGTGTTTTAGCGGGTGATGTTAAGGATGTTTTATTGTTAGATGTTACACCATTATCTTTAGGTATTGAAACTATGGGTGGGGTGTTTACAAAATTAATCGAGTCAAATACGACAATTCCGACCAAAAAATCACAAGTTTTCTCTACCGCATCTGATAATCAACCAAGTGTTGAAATTCACGTATTACAGGGTGAGAGAGCTATGGCGAAAGATAATAAAACCATTGGTAGATTTCATTTAGATGGTATTCCACCTGCTATGAGAGGAACACCACAAATCGAAGTTACTTTCGATATCGATGCGAATGGTATTATTAATGTATCTGCGTCAGATAAAGCAACTAACAAACAACAATCAATTAGAATCGAATCATCTTCAGGTCTTTCAAAAGAAGAAATTGAAAAAATGAAAAGAGATGCGGAATTAAATGCCGAATCAGATAAGAAATCCAAAGAAGATGCTGAGGTTTTGAATATGGCGGATAGTACAATATTCAATATTACTAAGTCGATGAATGATTTATCAGATAAATTAACGGAAGAACAAAAAACTGAAATTAATTCTAAGTTAGATTTGTTAAAAGAATCTCATAGTAAAAAAGATGTTGAGTCTGTTACAAAACATATGGATGAGTTAAATGAACATTTCCACAAAATTTCACAAGAAATGTATCAAAATAGTGGTGATGGAAACCAATCAACCACAATAGACCCAAATGATGTTGAGTTTGAGGAAGTTAAGTAAAAAAAATAAAAATCCTTGGAAATCTCAAGGATTTTTTATATCTTTGTATTCTAAAATTAATAAACTATGTCAGGAGGAGCTTTTGAATACGGCCAATATAAAATTGGTTACATTGCAGATGAGGTTGAACAACTAATCAGAAAAAATGGTAAAGAAAAAACCAAAGAAGAGATGAAAAATGAGGGTTGGAGAGACCCTGATTGGTATGAAAAATATCCTGAAGATAAATTTCATTACAAGTATCCCGATGAAGTGATTGAAAAATTCAAAGAGAGTTTGGAAATTCTTCGTAAAGCCGAAATTTATGCTCAAAGAATTGATTGGTTAATATCGGGGGATGATGGTGAAGAATCTTTCTTAGAAAGATTAAAAGAGGATTTAGGTAAATTAAAAAATCCCGATTAAACTTCGGGATTTTCTTTTTGAGATTCTTCCTGTTTTTTTTCTTTTTGAATTTGGTTAATAATATAACCTGAAACCGCAAATTCAATACCCGCCCAAATAAAAAGGTCTGAAGCACTCATTTTATTTATATTTTCCAATAGGAAAAATATCATTCCCCATTGTGCGATAACAAATGCTATTCCGGACTCAATTCTTTTCTTTGAGAAAAATGATTTTTTACTTGAGTAAATATTAACGGATTCTTTAATTACCCATTTAATATTATTCCACCCAAAAAAGTATTTTTTCTTATTCATAGTATTATTTTATACTATAAATATTTACATTTTCAGAATAATTATTATATTAACGACCTTGACCCCTATATTTCTTAGGTTTTTCGGCTTTTGGTCCGTAACTTTTTTTTGATTTTCCTTTAACTTTATTACCGAAAGTCACTTTTCCTGAAGATGTTGTTTTTGATGATTTTGCCATATTTTTAATTATTTATATAAATAAATATTTTGCCGGATGAAATTTAATTTGTATATTTGTAGTATGAAAAAAATATTAATATCTATTACATTGTTGTTTTCAACGATACTTTTATCGCAAACAAAGGATGATGTTATTGACTTCAAAAAAATAAATTTAAAATTATTAGATTCTTTAGTGTTTGAAGAGGCGATGAAAGAAAGAAAAAAAGCTAATGTTAGTCGAATGAAACACGATGAAGTTTGTGGTGAATCTGCAAAATATCAATCTGAATATATGTCACACTACTCAGTATTTAGTCACGAAAACCATAAAATTTTTCGTAATGTATTATTAGAAAAACATAATGATAGATTTAATTATTTTTTGAAAAATAAAAAAACTAAAAAAGAATATAAAAATAAAATGGAGATTTTATTTCAGTATAAAAATGTAACTACTATAAATTATATAGGGATTGATAAAAAAACTTACCAAAATTATGCTGAAGATATTATAAATAATTATATGTCATCAAAATTTCATAGAATTGCTCTACTTTATGATATGATTGATTATGGAGATATGTGTGGAGAATATAAAACACATTATAATCCTAATACAGATTGTTTATCAGTTACAGGATTTTTTGTTTTAGAATATAAAGGTTACTCAGGTAAGGATGTTATATCTTTTGATAATTTTTAAAAAAATTAACTTTCTGACAACACAACTTTGTAAACACCTAATTCAACCGAACCATCAATGAAACGTTTTACACATAAAACACCTGGTTCGGTTATATATCTCATATTTGCGTACGAACCTTCCTCGTAATCGGTTAAATTACCCCAAGATAATCCATCAATTTTTACTTCATTTCCGGAGATTTCTCCTTTTACTAATGTTTTACCATTAATTTTACCCGTAACACTTAAATCAGGGATATCCCCATTAGATATTAATTTTCTAACCATATCATTATCTTCAACCGTTATAACGGAATAACCGGTATTAGATTTTATATTTTCAAGTACGTTAAGTTCATAACCTTTATAAGTTATTACACCTTGTTTTGGTTTTGGGATAGAGGTTATTATTTTAGTTTTTTCAAGACTATAACCAGGTTCTATTGTAGGGTCAGAAGGGATAATCTCAACGTAAACACTTTTTTTACCTTTTCTAATGTTTTTATTTATTTCATTAGGGTCAAAAGCGCTTTCAGGTTCATCAAATATGAATTTATCGTCTGGAATATCTACATTTATTTTTTGTTTCACTAAATTCTTTAAAAACGTCCCCATTCTTTTTGCTCTTTGTTCGGCTAAAAATAAATTACGTTTTGAATCATCTCTTTCACCGCAATAAGGTTTATCACACCCTACTTTTGAGTGATCCAATCCTTTATAACCTCTAGGAACATCTAATGTAGGTCTGGCGGAATCAGCAAAACCTTTTAGTCTAATATTTTTAATGGAATCTATACCTCCCTCATTAATATTTTTAATGATAGTATCTCTAATTAAGTAGAGAAGAGACTCTGCTTTAGCATTTTTATTAATTTCAGGGGTAATCATATTATCGGCATATGGAAAAGAGTCGTCAATAAACTCAAATCTAGTTAATACCGGCGGTTTTGTTAAAGTATCAGTTTTCTTAATGGAATATGGTAAATTTTTTCCAATCCCTGATGAAACTGACAATACATATAAATTTTCTTTATAACCTACATTGGATGCGTTAACAATTATTCCTCTATTATCTGTTGAAAAATTTGTAAATGATAAATTTCCTGAAGAACCTCCATTCCAATTAGGGGCGTTTGTTCTAACATCAACACCTGACTTTTCAGGGTTATTTGATGCACCAACCACATTTTGTTCACTAACAACGACACCTCTTTTATACCCAAAAAGGTAACCCATTCTTCCTAATTCTTCTGATAATATTTTTTTTTCCATAATTTTTTATTTTTAAAAAAGGGGATGGTAGCGAACCTCCCCTTTTAATGTTATCGTAACGATAACGATCCTAAAAGTCCCCAACTATATGAGGATTATTTTTCTTTTATTAAATTCAAACAACGTTTTAAATACTCTTTAGCTCTTGGTGTTGGATCTTTATGATTCAAAACCTTTTCAATATCCTTAACTAATTCTTCTCCGTGTTCATTTTCTTTATAAAGTTCAATTACTTTATCCATAGCACTAATACAATCTCCATTTGTCTCATCATAATAGTGTTTATTTCTAAAAGTATTAAGATGGTTCATTAAATCATACGATAAATGTTCACCACCATCTTTAATGTGAGGATGTAATCTTAAAGTTCTTAAAATATCAAGAGCGTCAACCATACCATTAATACCTCCTTCTCTTTTATTAAGATTTGAAATGTATAAATTAAAATCTTTTGATGCGCCAACAATATCATCTAATGGAATGGTGTTAGTCGTTAAACATCTTGGTTTAGATTCTGTTTTTTCTTTTTCTAAAGAAATATCCTCAAGTAATTGTTGTCTGATTATTTTACGAATTTTTTTTTCGTCTAATATAACTCTTTTCATATTAAAATCTTTTTTTTATAAATATTGTGATAATGATAAATATTTAATCTTCTTTATCATTTTTATCAAAAGGAAAAGATTGTTGTAACCATATGTCGAATATTAGAAATACGCCCCACCATATTAATTTTTTGAAAGATTCTTCGTCTGTTGATGTTGTGGTCGTAAATAATAACACAACTACTTTATAAATAATTAATAATCTTATTATTATTGATATTGAATAAAAAAACTTTCTCATAACTTAAATTCAAATCTATTTCTCATTATTTCTAATTTGTCATCAGGAACTCCGTGAATATTCTTACCTCCGTGACGATTCTCAACCACAATGGTAAAAACTTTGTATCCGTATTTTTCGGCCAATTCAAAGTAAGGTTTCATTTCCCATTCTTGAGTAAAAGTATTCGATACCGCAATCTCACGATAAAATTGGTGATTAACTAAACTATCTTTCATATAAGTTTCAACCAATTCTTGACACCATCTATGAGCATCTTTTATCTTACTCCCATCGAAGTTGTATTGACCAGTTTCTTTATCGATAAAATATTTATCAGCTTCACATACTAAAAAATCTGACCCTACTAATTTCTCAGCGAATGTTGATTTACCTGAACCAGGTAAACCTCTAACAATAAATAATGTTTTTTCTACCATATTACAAATATAGATATATTTATTTATATAAAAAAGTGATTTATGAAAATTGATAATCTAATAACCAAAGTTCTTAGTGAGATGAGAAATCCACCAATGAAATTGATAAAAGACGTTCAAATATCTGAAGAATTAAGTTACCATATTGAAAATAAAATACCTTTAAATGAAAATATTTTTAGAGTGTATTCAGATAAATTTTTTAATTTGATTAATGAAGTTAGGTCTTTATATAATAAAAACTTAATAAGTCTAAATGAAAATGATATATGGATTATTGAGTCTGATTTAGGTAAAAAAGTGTTATTGGAGAATGGTGATGAGGTTTGGTTGGACGCACCCATTTACGAAACTGATTTAGAAGATATATTAACTGAGGCTAAAAAGGGTGGAAAAAATGTTAAACTTAATAGTCCATTCAGAACACCTGGAGGTCCTAAGAAATTTGCGGTATATGTAAAAACACCAAAGGGAACCGTTAAAAAAGTTACATTTGGTGATCCTAATTTGAGAATAAAAAACGCTAACAAAGGTAGAGCAAAATCATTCAGGGCTCGTCATAAGTGTGACCAAAAGAAAGATAGAACTACCGCGGGATATTGGAGTTGTAATGTGTCAAGATATAGAAAAAAATTGGGTTTAAAGAGTAGTAGAAGTTGAAATCTTTGGTACGCGGTTTTCGAAGAATTAGAACAGATTTTAAAATTACTTAATATTGATATATACAGATATGATATTAGAATGTCCTTAAATTCATTACCGATCGGTTCTCAAAAAGATTTAGAAACATTTCCTTTTTTAGATGAAAATGTTTCCAAAAAAGTTAAAATAAGAACATTTTTTGAAAATGTTAAAACCGAAGAATTAAAATGGCATTTTGATGAAGAAGATAGAGTAGTAATACCTCAACACAAAAATAATTGGTATTTTCAAATGGATAACGAACTACCAATTAAATTAACTGAAGGTAAAGAATACTTTATACCAAAAGGTGTTTACCACAGACTAATTAAAGGTGATGGAGATTTAAAAGTTAAAATACGTCTTAAATAAAAAACATCATTTATTATAACGATTAAGAGCGTTTTCGGTAATAAAAATATAATCACTACCTTTAAATTGTTCTAAATCCTTTGAATTTGTATACGACATAGCCGATCTAAGATAATCCTCAAGATTACTCACCCATCCATTTAAAGTATACTCAACCCTATTTGTTTTTGAAATACCTTCAGATGTTGTTGGTTTATCTTTACCCCATTTTATCTGAACTTCTTTAGTACTCATACCTCTAAAATCTTTATATAGATGTTTTTTTAATGTAGGTAAATTTTCCCATATTAATTTTGAAGTTTTCTCACTAATCGGTATTAAATTAAATAATTTTGTTGGTGAACAGGATTCTAAAGTTTTATTTAAAATACCTCCTAACATCACGTAATCAGATCCTAAGGCAATTGCCTTGATAATATCATCATAATTTCTAAAACCTCCATCCGCAACTATTTTTGTTTTAAATCCATTATTTTTTTTAATGGTATAACACTCAGAAATTAAAGACGCCATAGGGTAGTGAACTCCGGTATTGGCAGATGTTAAACAACCGCTACCACCACCAATACCAACCCTAACATAATCAACACCTATTTCACAAAACTTCTCAAATGTTTTTGGGTTAGCAACATTACCAACCATAATTTCATATTTTTCAGATTCTCTTGTTTCTATGAATTTTTTACATAATTCGTGTAATTTTTCCATATGACCATTAGCAATATCAACTAAAAATCTTGTCTCTTTAGTTTCTAATGAACCATCACTAAACCAGTTAATTATTTTTTCAAAATCAGTTAATGATATTGAACTAAATGAATCGTCTTCACCTGAAAAAACTCCTCTAGGTAAGCAAACCTCTAATTTGTTTTCGTGAAATAAATCAAAATTATCTCCATCAACAACGGTATCCATTGGTGATACAAATATTGGTAATTTACCATTTTCATAAAAAGGGTTTACGTCTTTTCTTGACGAAATTGAACTGATTGTCTCGGGAACTAATGTGATGTCTTTAAAGTCAAATTTTTTATCCATTTTTTAAAAAACTAATATTTCTAATAAAATATAGTAAAATAAAAACTAATAGACAAATTATTTTTTAAAGTTTAAATTAAGTATGTTTGGTTGCTTGACCATTGTAGCATCTTGTTGGGGCGGTCTTATAATAGATAAATTTTCATTAGGTATATTTTTTAAAAACTTATTAAAGAATTTAGTATTTCTATCTGTAAGTTCTCTTCCACCGGCATATCTTTTATAATTTTTCTTAGCATTCTCCCAATCTTTATATACAACTGATCTAACAAATTTAGGAAATTTACCCAAATCACCTAAGTTAAATGCGAAGTCTGTTAACATTTGTAATTGGTGAGTATCCAAAGTTTTACCTGAAAATTTTCTACTAACATAATCCCTAACCTGTTGTTCAAATTTAACAAGATCTTTTTTTAATAATTCTCGTGCTTTTTTTTCACTTATTTTAAGACCAGGTTTTACCTTAGAGTCACCTGTTTTAGCGTGACCATAACCAATAGTCCAAATACCTTTACTATCTTTATAAGCTTTATGAAATCCGTCATCACCTAATACCTTTCCCTCAACAGACACTATATAATCGATAAATGAAGGATCTTCAGATACAGATTCGCTCAATATCTCTAAAATTTTACTATATTGTGATTCGGTTATTAAAATTTTCATTTAAACCTTTTAGCAATTTTTGTTAATAATTGTTTCAATATTATACCTGATACGGTCAAAAGACCAAATCCTATTAATCTTTTAGATAAATTATTAATTTCGGATGAACTAATATTATTCTCAGTAACCATTTTATATATTATGGGTAATAATGGTAATATAAAAGTATAACTTAATATGTTAGTTACCTTATGTAAGGTAATACCTAAACTACCAATAAAATCGGAAAAAACAGATTTAAATTCCTTACTCTTAGTTAAAACTTTTTTAAATGGTTTATATAAACCTTTATCTTTTATAGTATCTATAATTTTTTTAACATATTCTTTATTATCAAGATAATAAGATGAAATAATTCCTGTTAAGATTAAACTAATTTCCAAATCAGATAAACTAGGTTCAACACCTCTTAAAAATTCTTCTAAAGGACCTACAAATCCACCAATAGTTGCTCCCCAACTAACCAAAAACTCTAAATTAAGACCTATCTGACTTGACGAATCCTTAATAACTTTTCTAACAAATTCATAATTTTTTGATAATGTCTCGACAATAAAATCACCGCTACCTTCAAGGATTAGTCTTCTTTTTTGATTTTCATTAATTAAAATTGTAATACCCATACAACAATAAATACTTTGATAATATTTATTATTAATAAAATATATAAAAATATATGGCGCCTGATAATTTAAAACCCGATTCAAGAATAAATCCAAAGTTAGAAGTAGGTGATAGAGTATGTTTATTATTTATGGATGGTGAAAGTTTATCCCCAGGAACTTGGGGAGTTGCGGGAGAATCGTTTGACGCTGCCGGTGAGTGGATGTATAAAGTCGCTTGGGACGATGGGAATTATGAAAATATTGGTAAGAGAATAAGTACATTATCTCTCTCAATTAAAAAAGATACTTGGACAAAAGACCCGTATTATACCGATAAAAAAAGAAAAATAAAAAAAGAATCCTATCTTATAACTAAAAAACAACTAATTAATTTGGTTGGTAAAGTTTTATAAGTTTAAATGTATTTATATAAAAAATAAAAATTATGAATCAGTATTTTTTTAAGATGACAAGAGAAGAAAAGGAAAGTATTCTCGATAAACATAAATCTGTTTATGACGGATATGTGACCAATTATTCTCAATCTAATACTCAACCATTATATGTTCAGGATTTCGCCAATGATAAAGCGGGATTAACCGTAAATAACAAAGGAGATGTTACTGAATATAAAAATGTGGGTATTAATGAAATGAGATTTGATGGAAAATCAACTGGATTGTTCGATGAAGACGCTCAATCAGGTTCGGGGTTAGGACTTCATCCTGAAGAAACATTTGAAAGTGAATATCTTAGCGTTGGAGCGCCATTAGATATGATTGGTGATGGAGAAGATGATTTAGAACACGGAACTTTTGGTCACGATGACGAAGAAATCGAAGATGATGTTATGGATGTTTTAGATTTACGAGTTGATGACGATATAACAAATGATGAGATGGTTATTAAATATATTGATGAAGAAGACCTTGATGAGAGTATGGTTGAACCTATACAAGAACAAGTTTTAAAAACTCTCGATATGTTTAAAAGATTTAAAAATTATTAATATGGAAATTAAAGATTTAGTTTCGTTTTATATCGATGATTCATCAAATTTATTAGAAGTTTCTTTTAGAACAATAGATGATGATGATGACCAAATTAGACAGGACACCATTCATTTAGATGAAATTGAAGAATTTGGGTATAACTTTTTAAATGATACCATAAATGAATCTGATGAGGATTTTGAAGAAATTAATACCTTATATGAAGGTTTAAATTATATCGATGATGAAGACATTATTACATTTTTAAATGAGTATTATATGGTTTATCCAAAAAAATTACCTAAAGCAGAATTATTTTAATGAAAACTGACGTAAATACTTTAATAAATTTAATGAAGAAATTCACTTTTAATGAAAATAAAGGGGAGTATTCAGAACAAGATTCGGATTCCGGATCGTCAGCCGCAGGTTCATCCGGCGGAGGAACACCTCAGCCTTACCCATCGGTTACTAAATGGGAGAGCGGGGTTACAAGAGGACCGGCAAATCAAATAGGATTGACAAAATGGAAAGATATAGTTAAAATAAACAGAGGTAAAGCAAATACCTTATTATAATTAATATAAATGAAAACAAATTTAAATTCTTTAGTTAAAGAAAATTTAATTAAGACTAAACAAAAAAAAGAAAATGTTTTATTACAAGAGAAAAAAATAATTAAAAGAAGATTTAATATTATTACCGAAAATAAAACATTAAAAACTGAAAAAGAAATAGAAAAAATCATCAATGAAGGTATTTCAGAAGTTTTAAAACTAAAAAAAGAAAATTTCAATGAAAAATTAATAAATGAAGGATTTGGTGAATGGGTTTCTATGTTTGGTAGAGGTGCTTGGGAAAAAATACAAGAAAATTTTTTTAGAGCAATATTAAAATCTTTAGGAATGGATGAAACCAGTTTTATGGCTGATTTAATTTCAATATCTCTAAGTAATATTAAATTAAGTGAAATAACTAAATTACTCGATTGTAGATACGTATCAGGATTAATGTCTAAAAATTTGGGTGAAACGTTAGCAAAACAATTACAAAGAAAAACAGGGTTTGAATCCGGGTTTTCAGACGTTTTAAGGAATGTAATAGCAGATGCGATAGGTAAATCTGATATAGGCCAAAAAATGGAGTCGACAATATCACAATTTATTTGTCCTACCATCGACAAAATGAGTAATAAATTTTCAGAGACGTTTGGTAATAAAACACCAAATCTCTTAACGAAACCAGCGGGGTAATACCCGAATGGGATAAACCAGTAATAGAAAGGGGGTATTCCATATCTAACAAAAGGGTGTCGAAAGACACCTTTTTGTTTTTATATATATGAGTTTTTAAATTCTTCCCAAACCGATTTTAAATTAGGACTAAAAATATCGTGAAGTATTGAAGGTATTTGAGGTTTATATCTTAAACTCATATTGGCTTCTTCAGGTGTTCTATCGTTTTTAAATGAATTACATTTACTGCAACAAGTAACTAAATTTAACCAAGTATTCTTTCCACCTCTTGATTTTGGTATGATATGGTCAATAGTTAAATCTTTGTTTTTACCACAATACACACATTCATAGTTATCTCTTGTTAATATTCTTTGTCTATTTATTTTTAAAGACTTGTTACGGTATTTTATATAATAAAATAACCGAATTATTAATGGTTTGGCGTAAGTTTTGTTACCCGCTAAAATAGGTTTATCTGAAGATTTTAATATTTCGGCTTTACCATTAATCACTAAATTAAAACCTCGATATATTGAAGTTACATTCAAAGGAGAATAATCAGAATTTAAAACTAAAACTTTTTCCATTATTATTTATTATAATAAATAGAAAATATAATGAAAATAGTTAATAACTTTTATTTAGATTTATTTTAAATAACTAAAAATAAATTTGGCCATTTAATAAAAAATTTATATATTTGTAGTATGAAAAATTTAATTAATACCATTTTATTTGTTGTAGTTATATTTACTACATTAGTTATTGTTAAAGGTTATGACAATCCGTCATCAAATCAGTCTAACGTTTCGGTTGAAAAAGTAAGTGAAGTTCTCCCCGAAAATGTTACGGCTTCTAACGAAGATTCTGAATCCACAAATAAAAATGTTAATAATTCAAAAGTTATTAACATTGTGGGTTTAGGTGATTTAGATAATTCTATTCTCGAAAAAGCTTCCCAAATTATTAAAGATTTCTATGGTATTAACACAAATATAAAAGGTAATGTGGATATCACAACTGACTTGTGTCTTAATAATGATACGTTAGATGCTGATAAATGTGTTTTTACTCTAACTAACGATATTAAAACTATATACATAACCAATAGTAATTTATATACTAAAGGTGGTATGAGACTACGTGGTTATACTACTATAAATGGTAATACGGTTGTTGTTAGAAGTAATCCTGAATTTATTAAGGAAACAATTATTCACGAGTTAGGTCATACGTTCGGTTTATCGCATTGTGATGATTTAACCTGTATTATGGCAATTGCTAATGACGAGTATGATAGTGGTGATTTTTGTCCTAAATGTAAAAATATAATCAATAATAATTAAAATTTAAAAACTATGCCTTATTTTGAAAGTTACGTTGACGTAGAAATTGAAGTTGATGAGTTCTTATCATCTTGTAATGAAAGAGAAATTAGAGAAGTAATTGATAAATTAAAAGAAGACGGACATTTAAGTAATATTAATGTCCCTATACCTGAAAATGAACAATTAATCTCAGATAAAAATTGGAATCAAACTTGTCAAAAATTATCTGAAATTAGACTTCAAATGTCTACCGAGGATATAGAAGTAATTGAAAACATTCTTAAAAAATACTAATGAATATTTTTGTATTAGATTATGAACCAAAAAAGTGTGCTGAATATCATTGTGACAAACACGTTGTTAAAATGATACTTGAAACCGCACAACTTTTATGTGGGGTTCACCATATGACCGAACAAGTAACCGACCAAGTACCTTATAAGTTATCTCATAAAAATCACCCTTGTTCTATTTGGGTTAGAGAGTGTTATGAAAATTATGTATGGTTATGTGATTTAGGTATGGAATTGTGTTCCGAATACACATACAGATACGGTAAAAGACATAAATCACAGGAAGTTATTGAGTGGTGTATAACAAATAAACCTAAAATAAAAAGTGTTGGAGAATTAACTCCGTTCGCTTTAGCGATGCCTGTTGAGTGTAAAATAGGAAACGCTATCGATTCTTATAGAGAATACTATAGAAAAGAAAAAAAAGATTTTGCAAATTGGAAAAATAGGAATATCCCTGATTGGTTTATTTATAACTAATTTGATTTTTTTATTTCTTTTTTTATATTTATATAAATAACTCAACCTGCCCAAGGAAATTGGGGGTCTTCTATTAAGAAGTTCTTTTAAGAGAGTAGAAACTATGTGTAACAATGAAAAAAATAACATACATATTTTTAACTCTATTTACCTTACTATGTATTAAATCATTTTCACAGACCGCAATGCCGGCATCAGGAGCTTTAGTAGGTTCTGGTTCAGGTTCTTGGATAGTTCCTTCAAACGTGTATTCAATTAAGATTGATGCTTGGGGTGGTGGAGGTGCGGGAGCAGGACAATCAACTACAGGAACAGGTGGTTTAGCCGGTGGGGCGGGAGGAGCTCATTCTATATCAACAATATCCGTAACGCCTGGTCAAATTATTTATTGGGTGGTTGGAGCATCAAGAACTGGAACATCAGGTAACGCAGCGAACGGAAATGACACTTGGGTTAATGAATTAACTAACTCATCTCCTACATCGTCCAATGATGGTGTTTTAGCTAAAGGTGGACAAAGTGCGGTCGGTATTACATCTGGTGTTGGGACAACAACAGGTTCAGTAGGACAAACAATATATCGTGGTGGTTCAGGTAGAGTTGGTGGCGCAACCGCTGGAGGTGGAGGTTCAGGTGCGGGCACTTCTTTAAATGGTGTCGACGCTACGGGAACCGCGGGAGCTACCGCTCCTGCAGGTGGTGGTAATGGTGGTAGTGGACACGCTTCAGGTGGTAATGGGACGGCAGGTTCAACACCTGGTGGTGGAGGTGGTGGAGCTTATAAAAACAATACCACATCGAGAAATGGTGGAGCGGGTGCGGCAGGTCGTGTAATATTAACCTATACCGCAATACCTGTTTGTGCAACACTAACATCACCAACAAATAATTCAACGGACATTTTATTAACACAAACTTTAAATTGGGGTACCGTAAGTGGTGCAACAAGTTACGATGTTTACTTCGGGACAAATAGTTCACCACCATTTGTGACTAATCAAGTGGGAACTTCATACACACCAACGTTGTCAAATTCAACCACTTATTATTGGAAAATAATCCCTAAAAATTCGGCAGGTACGGCTTTAAGTTGTTCAACTTGGTCATTTACAACCACAACCCCTGGATGTACAAACGGAAGTTTATATCCATCCACAACATACTCACCATCTTGTTCGGGTTCTTTTGAAAACATTACAACATTAGGATATGCGGGTGAATACTCGAACGTTAGTTTAATTTCAAACGTTCAATATACATTTAATAGTTCAGTCTCTACGGATTTTATCACCATAACAAATAGTGGTGGAACAACAAAATATATTTACGGAACAACACCGATAACATACACACCAACTTCAGATGAAGTTGTTAGGGTTTATGTTCACACTAATAGTAGTTGTGGTACACAAGCAACAAGTAGAACCAAACAAGTAAAGTGTAGTATTCCACCCCCATCAAATGATTTATGTTCAGGTGCAATTTCTACGACTTGTGATGTAACTTGGAATGGAAGTACTAATTACGCAACTCAAACAGGTGACGCTCCCGTTTGTTATACCGCAGCGTTTGAAACTTGGACAGCGCCAGGTGTTTGGTATAAGGTCGTTGGTAATGGACAAAATATCACTTTAAGTTTATGTACAGGAACTTCATTTGACACCAAATTATTTGTTTATACTGGTGTTTGTGGTTCATTAACTTGTTTAACTTATAATGATGATTTTTGTTCATCTCAATCCCAAGTCACAATTAGTTCAACAAACAATACTGACTATTATGTTTTGGTTACAGGTTATGGAAGTGCAAAAGGAAACTTTCAGTTAGGTGTGACTTATACTTCATCACCACCAACTATTACAACCCAACCAATTAATTTACAAACTTGTACAACACCACAAACATTTTCAGTTGTTGCGTCAGGGGTTAGAACACCATTTACATATCAATGGTATCGTAACGGAGTTAGTATATCGGGAGCTAATAGTGATACATATTCAACATCAACTCTTGGAAACTACTACGTTCAAGTTACAAATAGTTGTAATCAATCAACAAACTCAAATACGGTTACATTATCTTTAGCAACAAGTCCGATTGTTACAATACCAAGTACATCACAGATTTGTGCGGGTGGTTCAGGGACAAACAACATAACTTCATCAGTTACATTGGGAATACCGACATACACTTATCAATGGCAATTTAATAGTGGTAGTTGGTCAAATACGGTAATAACTTCAACAATAAACGCAACACCAACCGTAACGAGAGATTATAGGGTTATTGTTACAGATGGTAATGGTTGTAAAGATACATCAAACATCCATACGGTTACGGTTATTCCTGACCCGATTAATCCGACATTAAATACTAAAACACCAAACACTAATAATGTTTGTGTCGGAACTGATTTATCCGCAACATTTAATTCTGGAAGTAGTGGGGTTGGTTGTTCTGACATATTTCAATATACAATTAACGGAACTTCTTGGTCAAATTATATTCCTGGTACGACAATATCAACATCATCTTTAAATGATGGGGTTACGGTTCAAATTAGAGGTAGAAGAGGAAATTGTACAACAGGTATTGGTTGTTCAAATAATTCATACGACATATTATCAACTTGGGTTGTGGTTTACCCACCAACTTCAACACTCACTTCAATCAATGTTTCTTGTAATGGTGGTAGTGATGGTTCGATAGATTTAACACCGACAGGAAATAGTCCTTTTACTTTTAGTTGGTCAAATGGTGGAACAACTGAAGATATATCTAACCTAACATCGGGTAATTACTCAGTTACAATTACTGATAACAACCTATGTAGTTCAACTAACTCAGTCACAATCACACAACCTACGTTACTTACATCGTCATTAACTTCCGTAAATGTTAGTTGTTTTAATGGTGTGAATGGTAGTATTAACTTAACCCCAAGTGGTGGAACTTCACCATATTCATATAGTTGGTCTAATGGTTCTACTAATCAGGATTTAAATTTCTTACCGGCAAACACTTATTCAGTAACAATTACGGATAGTAAAGGTTGTACAACAACCAACTCAGTTACAATCACACAACCATCAACAATTACACTTACCACTTCAGTTACAAATGTAAATTGTTTTGGTGAAAATAATGGTAGTCTTTCAGTAACAAACATCTCAGGTGGAACATCACCTTATATTATTTTATGGGGTAATGGTAGCAATCAAAATACGATTAGTAATTTAACTGCAGGTAATTACAATCTAACAATAACAGATAGTAAGGGTTGTAATAAAATGTCGACATATAACGTATCTGAACCAAGTTTATTAAGTATTTCAACCACTATTTCAGTAACACCAACTTGTGGTTCAAGTAATGGGGTTATTAATAGTTCAGTTGTTGGTGGAACTCCACCATATTTTTATTCTTGGTCAAATGGTTCAACATCACAAAACTTAACAAATGTTTCTTCAGGAAATTATACTTTAACCGTAACAGATTCTAAAAATTGTACAACACAAACTACAATAAATTTAGGTTGTAATGTACCAACAATAGTTGTTGGAAACATTTCGGGTGATGTAGTTGTGTGCCCATCAACTCAAACAAGTAATCCAATTAATTATACGATAAACTATTCGGGAGATAATCCAGATAGTATTACTTGGGTGTTACCAAATAACGCTCATTCAACTAACTTACATAGTAACCCTGTATCGGTAATTTTTGACGATGGTTTTTATGAAGATAGTATTAAAGTAAACGTATATTCAGGTGCAATGGTTTATACAAGAAGTTATTATGTTAGAAGTAGACCATTAGACCCAATAGTGTCGGGTAATGTTTGTTCTCCAACATCAGGGACTATTAACCAATATGTTGTTACAAACTCAACACCAGGAGTTACTTATACTTGGACTCAACCTTACGGGGTTAATATTTTTTCAGGTCAAGGTAATGATACCGTAAAACTTAAATTCGCTAATAGTTATTTTACTAATGGAAGTATTGTTAGTGTTCTTGCATCTAATGAATGTGGTCAAAGTGAGTCGGAATTTAAAGTCTATAAATTAGTTAATAGACCTACCGCAATTATTGGAAATTCTAGTATATGTGCAGATAATTTCACAATTTATACTTATAGAGTTGATTCGGTACCGACAGCGTTTAGTTATATATGGGGTTTACCTAATGGATGTAGTTTAGTTAGTGGTCAAGGTAATGATACTATTAGAGTTAAGTTTAGTACAACTTTTATTGGTGGTAATTTTAGTGTTATGTCAGTTAACCCTTGTGGTTCTTCACCGATGACATATTATAGTGTTTCTAATAACAATCTTTATTCTAATATTGGTACGATAACAGGACCTGGTGATTTATGTCCATACTTAGGTCAGTCGGTAACTTATAGTGTAACAAATCAAAGTGGAACATTTACTTGGTCAGTTCCAACAAATATGACAATCCAATCGGGTCAAGGAACTAATGTTATAAATGTATTAGTATCTAACTTGTTTGTTTCAGGAACAATTAGTGTTAATCTAAATAATGGATGTGGCGGTAGTATATCATCAACTAAAACTTTATCAACAACTCAATCAACCATTTCATCTTCTCCAATATCTGGGGTAAGAAGTGTTTGTAGTATAATCGGAACAAATACCTCAACAAATTTTAGTGTCACACCAATAAGTGGGGTTAATTACAATTGGTCAGTTCCCGTTAACTCAACAATAGTTAGTGGTCAAGGAACAAATTCGATTTGGGTCACATTTCAAAACGGATTCACTGGTGGTGATATTCAATTGGTTATTACGGGTAGTTGTGGAAATCCTGTGACACTAACTAAAAATGTTACAATAGGTCTTCCATTAGTTACAATTAATGGTTCAAGTTGTGTTGATAATGGTTACACAAATACTTATAGTGTCTCTACAACGGGAGCATTATCATTTACTTGGTCTGTACCGAACAACGCTCAAATAGTTAGTGGTCAGGGAACTAATTCTATAAGTGTATTTTTCCCTAACAATTTTGAATCAACTTGTATTAATAACTCTTGTGATAGTATAAGACTAACAACACAATTTTCTTGTGGTACCGTAAAAAGTACTAGAAGAATTGGGTTACTAACACAAAGACCGACAATTACAGGTATAAATCAAGCTTGTTTTCCTGACACTATAATGTTAACCGCATCAATATCACCAAGAAATACAAGTTATATTTGGAGTAACCCTAATGGAACTTCTTTTATTGGTTCAACTACGGGTAATGTGGTTTACGCTAAAACATCATCATCATTTTTTGGGGGGACTTTTAGTGTTATGGGAGTAAACACTTGTGGGTCAAGTCCTATGGGTTATTTTGGGGTTAATAAAGTTTGTGATGTAAGAATGGTTGGTTTAGATGATAATGAAAATAGAAATTTAGATTTTATCGTTTATCCAAATCCTGGTAAAGGAATTATGGAATTTAGAGTTTTTAGAGGTGAAAGTGATATTTATTTTGTTGAGGTTAAGAATAGTTTAGGACAAGTTGTTTATTCGGGTTATAATAAATCCGAAGACCAAATAAACTTAATCAACCTTAATACAGGGATATATTTTATAATGGTTAGAGATAACAAAAACAATACATTAATTAAAGAATTATTTATAATCGAATGATAAGGAAGATTTTAAATTTTTTAAGGACGATTCAAACACATAAAGAAAAATGTGATTTGAGAAATATATTTGGTAAGATATGAAAAAACTATTAGTCATATTCTTATTAATATTTTCATTCAGTTTAAAATCACAAACCTGTACCACAACCGTTGCTTATGACAATATTGAAAATTATGACTGGGTTGGTCTTTGGTTTGGCAATACATTAAATAGTAGTTATTATATTGACGCTTCGGTATCACCAACAACAAGTGCAGTGATATATGGAGGTGGTAGTGGCTCATCAGCAATAGAACAAGATTGGTACGTCTTACCTAACATTACTGGGCTCAATCCTTCCTACACCTATCAATTTAAAATGAGGTTGGGTAGTTATACCTTTACCAATTCAACCGCAACTTCTAGAGGTGTTGATGGAACTGATTTGGTTGAAGTACAAGTTAGTACAAATGGTGAGATTTCATACACATCTGAAATTAGAATTACAGGAAATGGTAACGCGACTTGGAACTACAATACTCTTGGTGTTATAAATAAAACCGCGGATGGTGTTTTAACAACATATACCCCAGCTGGTGGTGGAAATAGAACAACAACAGGTGACGGATATTCGGATATCACATTAACTTTAACAGGAATTTCCCAATTAGCGATTGATATTCTTTGTAGGGTAAATGCTAATGGTGAAGAATGGTGGTTAGATAATATGAGTTTAATTGAGATAGCTCCTTGTGCTCCACTACCCGTAACAATATCATCATATAAGGCGGTTAAAAAACAAACACACAACGAAATTACTTGGAGAACTGAGACCGAATTAAATAACGATTATTTTGTCTTGGAAAGAAGTGTTGATGGTGTAATATGGGTGGATATTGACCAATTAGATGGAAAAGGAACAACATCTGAACCCACAAATTATAAAGTTGAAGATAAGGAATTTAAAGATAATTCATTAAATTATTATATGTTAAGACAAACTGATTTTAATGGAACAATTAAGTACTACGGACCTATTTATATTAATAACACGTATGATGATGAACCATATCTGATTAAAACAATAGATTTAACAGGAAGGGTTGTTGATGAAAACCAACACGGAGTTGTAATAAAAATTTATTCAGATGGGTCTTATAAAAAGGTTGTAAATTTAAAATAATGAAAAAAGTATTATTGTTTTTGTTTTTAATATTAAATGTTAAAATTTATTCACAATGTGCCGGATCACAAACTTTTACATTAACACCACCACCTGTAAACAACACGTATAATTCAGGACAAGTAGTTACCTTATGTTACACTTTAAATAGTTTTACCCAAACAAGTTCTAATTGGTTTGAAGGTTTTGATTTAAATTTAGGACCTGGTTGGGCTTCAGTAACCCCACAAACACCACCCGCAAATTGTGGTGGTAATTCTACAGGAGGTCAATGGGTTTGGAAAAATTCTGTAACATCTAACGCAACACCAGTTGTAACGGTTGGACCTGGATACTTTTTTGATTTAAATAACGATAACAATCCGGGAAATGATTATGGTGATTCACAATCAGGTGGGAATTGTTCTTGGTCTTTTTGTGTTACTCTTACGGTTGCAAACTCTTGTACACCACAAAACTTACAAATACAAGTAACCGCAGGTCCTGATGGATTATGGGGAAGTTATAATAGTACGTCTTGTGATGTCGTAACACCTAATACAATATTCAATGGAACAATAAATGTAGTACCAATAAACTTAGGGACAATAAGTCATAATTAAAAAATAAAAAAACAACAAAATGAAAAAGTTAATTCTATTCTTACTAATGTTACTACCAACATTAATCTTTGGTCAGTTAACTACAATAAACCCTGATACGGTTTGTTATCAATCAACAACATTGTCAACATATCAAATACCATCGGCGGGAGCAGGTACGTATAATTGGACGGTTCCTGCTTGTGCATCAATTGTTAGTGGACAAGGAACAACTTCAATTCAAGTTAATTGGTCAGGATGTGCTCCTGGGTTAATTAATAATGCGGTTACCGTTAACTTTACTAGTTCAGGTGGGTGTACCGCAACACCTGTGTCAGTTAGTGTTTTTATTTATAGGGTAACACCAACAATAACTTCAATCGGACCTTTTTGTCCTAACGCTCCTTGTGTTACGTTATCAGCAACACCAACTGGCGGAACTTTTTCGGGTGTAGGTGTCACGGGTAATCAATATTGTCCTGGAACTAATAATAGTACAATAACTTATACCTATACTAATGGTGGATGTACATTTACAACAACCACAGGGGTTGTTATTAATCCAGTGCCAACATTATCACCAATACAACACGACTAATGAAAAAATTACTTTACATATTATTATTTATCCTACCTGTGTTTATGTTTTCACAACAGGAAATTGAGATATGTGAGGGAGACGATGTTACGTTTACATACTCAACAAGTTCTAATCAGATGGGTAGTATTAGTTGGTTTTTAAATAATGTTCTTGTTAGAGGCGGTACAAATTTAACAATTGATTGGGGAGAATATCCAATAGGTATTTACGACATAATTGTAACTTTTAATTCTATAAATAATTGTCCTTCTGAACCTGTTTATTTTCAAGTAACAACTAAAGAATGTGACCAAATAACAATGTATGTACCAAATTCATTTTCACCAAATGGTGATAACTTAAATGAAATTTGGTTACCAAAGGGGTTTAACACTAAAGATGTGAATTTTTATGTGATGAATAGATGGGGTAATTTAGTATTTACATCAAATAGTTTAGATACTGGTTGGGACGGAACTTACCAAGGTAAAATGTGTCAAGAAGATACTTACATTTATATTCTAAAATGGAAAGATAGAAGAGGTAGACAATATATTGACCACGGACATTTGACATTAATAAAATAAACATTTATAATTTATTACCCTTTGAGGTATAAAAAAATAAATGTTTAAAAAAATGGGAATAACTTATTTTACTTTAGGTGTGCTTTCGATGATGGGTCTAATTTTTGTTGGATTAGTTGTTGTAGGTTTGGTTAAGGTCTTCAGGTTAGAAAAGAATGTTGAGAACATGCGTAGAGATTACGATGATATGATGAGTCACATTCACAGAAGAATAGATGAATCAAATCAAAATCTATACAGGACGATTAATGATAACTATGAAACTATTCATAGACATCGTTCGGAAGATTTTAAGTATTTAGACGACAAGATTTCAAAAGAAATACAAGAATGTAATCTTGATAGTAAAAAATACACAGACAAAAGGTTTGATAAAAACCAAAAATAATTAAAAACCCACCCCAAAAAGGTGGGTTTTTTGTTTTATAACATATTTATATTGTATAAACCAAAAAAAAATAATATGAAAAAAACTATAAAACTTACAGAATCGGATTTACATAAAATTGTAAAACGTGTTATTAAAGAAGATGATTCTAATTTAGATTTTTATGACAATAAATTTCAAGACCTAGGTGTTAAAATATCAAACGCTTTATACGAACTTGAAGAAGTTATGAGAGAATGTTACAACCTATCAGAAGAATTATACAATATAATAGATGAGTCAAGTAATAATGAATCAACCGATAACTTGAATAAATTGGAAGATATTGCCGGTAGTTGTGCTTATTATAGTGACAAGATTAATGATTTTCTAAGTGATATCGAATAGTATTTATCATAAAGTAATTTTAAAAACTCATCCCAAAAAGGTGGGTTTTTTATTTTAAAAAATTTTGTAGATTAAAAAAATATTACTACATTTGTGGTATGAAAACATTTAAAGATTTAGAGTTCAAACCAAAACAAAGTTTGACAGGTGGAAAACAAGCTATAATGGAGTTTGATAATGGTCACAAAATTTCGGTTGTTGGTGGAGGCGTTGGTTTATATGGTGATGGTATCAATACTTTTGAAATTTGGAGAAGTTGTGATTCTGATGTTAAAGGATACTTAACTCCCGAAGAAATAACTGAGGAAATGTTAGAACTACAAAACTTACCTATTGGTAGTGAATTAAATCCTTATGGTTTTAATTAACAATTTCTTAACATTATTTTGTTGAGGGTTAGGATAATTATTATTAAATTGTGATTCCGACTCAGGTTTAAGGAATCTCCCAATAAAAGGTAAATATAGAACTGGGATTACTAACAATACAAACCTAAACCCCAACACCACCGTTTTCAGGTGGTTTTTTTTGTTAAAAAAATTTGGTAATTTCAAAAAAAATTCGTACCTTTGTATTATAAAAGTTTATTAATATGATGGATTTAACAGAAAAAGATAAGGAATTTATTAAACACATTAAATCTCATTGTAAAGAATTGGGTGTTAAATGTGATATAAGGAATGTTTCTTATGTTAAGTATAGTAGTAACGCCAGGTGTTCAGGTTGGTTCGATTCTATAAATAAAGAATTGGTTGTGGCAATAAAAAGTACTGATGGTTTTGGTGTTTTGGTTCACGAATATGCTCATCTAACTCAATGGCAGGATAATATACCATTATGGAATACAACATTAAATTCATTAGTTAGATTAGACCAATGGTTGTCGGGTAATGAAGTTAGGAATATCAGAAAACATTTATCTAATTGTCGTGATCTTGAATTAGACAATGAGAAGAGGTCAGTTAAACTAATCAAAGAGTGGGGTTTAAGTATTGATATACCTAATTATATTAGAAAGGCAAACGCTTATGTTATGTTCTATAATTGGATGTATTACACAAGAAGATGGAGTACCACCAAAAATTCACCATATAAAAATGAAAGATTATTAGGTGTTATGAGTCCAAAATTTAATATGAGATATAGTAAAATGTCTAAAAAAGTTTTTAAAGCGTTTAAGGAGGAAAACATATGAGTAATTGGAATTTAGAGGATTGGCAAGGTAAAAGTAAAGAACAGGTTGATTATTCAACAAAGGTTGCATCAATGTGTTTAATAATTGTTGGTATCTTGTTAATAGTTTTGGGTGTTTTTTATTTGGTAAATAAAATTATTTGAGTATCTTTGTATTATAAAATTAATAAATTATGATTTCAGTTGAAAAAATTATCGCATATGAAGGTGGCGAAATGGGTGACAAAGATATGGTCGAATTTTTTAGTGAACTTGTTAAAACAGGTAACGCTTGGACATTACAGGGTCATTATGGTAGAACTGCAATGAATCTAATTGAGAACGAAGTGATTGATAGACAAGGTAACATTTTAATTGATCTTGACGAATTAGAAATACTTTAAAAACGTATGGAAAATATAGACTGGGACGATGATTGGCAAGGTAAGAGTAAAAAACAAATTGAGTTTTCTTATACTATGATTTACCTAAACATTATATTAATAATATTAACTTTAATACTAATAATTTAAAACTATGAAAAAAAACATCTTAAAAGGATTATTTATCTTAACTTCAGGACTAATACTTTCGTTAATTATATGTCTTACATTCTATGTTCTACTTCCAATACCGGGAATGACTTTATCTGAACATATTTACACATTTTATTTTTTCCTAATAAGAACCGCGGCAATGTCTATAATTATAGGGGGAATCTGTCTAATCCCTTTATTTTTAATGTTTAAAGTCTATAAAAAATATTTTAATAAATAATTTTTTATTTGGTGGTCTCACAAAAAATTCTTATCTTTGTGTTATGAATGAAGGGATAAATATGACGGGTGGACACAAAGAGATTGAGAGAAAGTTTTTATTAAAAAGATTCCCAAAATTAGACAAAATAGATATTGTTTATGATATTGAGCAGTGGTATTCTCCTGATGGTTATAGATACAGATATCAAGTAAACCAAAAAAATAATCAGGTTACCATTTTTAAGGAAAGAAAAGTAACATTATCGAGAGGGGTCAATCACGAAGAAACAACGATAATAACTAACGAAGAATTTGAAAAATTGGATTTGAGTAGTTATTCTAAAATTAAAAAAGTTAGAAGGGTCGTTAAAGAAAATGATTTAAAATTTGAGATTGACTCCTACGAAAATACAAGTTTGATTACATTGGAAGTTGAACTTGACGATATTGAACAGGACATAGTGTTTCCCGAATCAATTGAAAGAGAGATTTTATTTGAAGTAACAGGAATTAAAGAATTTACAAATAAGAAATTAGCCGAGTAATGATAAAAATTGAAGGTGATAGTAAAGGTAGGTTTCCTGATGTTTGGATAACATCAGACACACATTACAATCACAAGAATATTTGTAGGGGCATTACTGGGTGGAGAGATGACAACGGGGAGATTCCAATTGATTATACAAGGGATTTCCCTTCACTTGAGAGGATGAATAGTTCAATTGTTGATAACATTAATAGTGTGGTTAAACAAGATGATATTTTGATTCATTTAGGTGATTGGTCTTTTGGTGGGTTTGATTCAATAAGGGAATTTCACAACAGGATTGTTTGTAAAAACATACATTTAATACTTGGAAATCACGATGAACACATAGAAAAGAATAGAGATAATATTCAAGAACTATTTATGTCTGTAAGTCATTACGAAACTTTGGTTATCGGAAAACGTAAATTTCGATTAATGCACTACCCGATTAGTTCTTGGGATGGTTTAAATAAGGGAGTGATACACCTTCACGGTCATTGTCATTTACCCACCAAACTCCGATTTGGGTTAGGGAGACGTATGGATGTCGGCATGGATGGTCACCCCGAATTCCGTCCTTATCACGTATTAAGAGAAGTATTACCATTGTTAGAGTCAAGACCTATTATTAGTGAGATGGGTTATGATCATCATACGCAAACATCATTTTGATGATATTTATGTAATAAATAAATTGGGAAGACCTAGAAAAAATAACCCAAAATTTAAAATTGGAGATAAAGTCAAAGTCGTTAAAATAGATGGTAATATCTACTCAAGCGGCGTTGTTGAGGAAGTATTATATTCAAAAGGTAATTATCAATACAGATTGAATAATAAAGATATAATTAGTGAAAACGAATTAAAATTCCTTTAAAAGCGTGTAGGTAAATAATTTTTTACCTGACAACTTACATTCGTGTAATAACTCTTTAAATTGGTTAGGGTCGTTTAACACTTGGCAGCCCGCACTCCACTTATCTATGAATTTTGACACCATTTTATCATTCGCTCTGTGGATATTAATACCAAAAATTCCTGTATCAGTAACCGCAGTTTCTTCTGCCGAATCATCTAAATCTTTATCTCTAAAAACGGTAACAGGTTTTTGTTGTGTTAACGCTTCGTATTTACCCTGATGTAAACCAACACCCCAAGTATCAACGTATTGTCCTGGTTTAAGTAATGCGGTGCCTTTTGGGTTTAGTAAATTCTTTAACCAATGAGTTCCTGGGTTTGTTGTACAAGTAAACCATTGAATTTTATCTTTGTTAATGACAGCGATTAAATCGTCAAAAACATTTGGTAAATTAGCTTTAGATCTAATACCAACAATTTGAAAATCAAACCATTTATAACCTAATCTGTTAAATTCTCCTTTTAATTCTTCGATAGAATATTGTTTCATAATTTTGAAATTTAAAAAAAAATTATTATCTTTGTAATGATGTTAGACACCTTAAATAAATATCACGAAGATGGGTTACTTCACAAACAAGTTCACCCAACTCTACCATTAACCATATGGAATTATTCTGAGGATGTTCAGTATAATGAGAAGTGGGATGAAATAACTTTAATAAGTCGTGGTCTTGTAACCGATGATAAAGGAAATATAGTTGCAAGACCTTTCAGAAAGTTTTTTAACTTGTCTGAGAACAAACACACCCCAACTACCGACTTTGAAGTTTATTCAAAAATGGATGGTAGTTTAGGTATATTATTTAATTATAATGGTGAATGGATAATGGCAACCAGGGGTTCATTTACCTCTGACCAATCGGTTAAAGGGTTTGAAATGTTACAAAGATATGGTTACAAAAACTTAAAAACCGAATATACCTATTTGTTTGAGATAATATATTCTGATAATCGTATAGTAGTTCAATACCCATTTGAAGATGTTGTTTTATTGGGTATAATAGAAACCAAAACAGGAAGAGAAGTTAACTTATATGATGGTGATGAAGATATACGAATAAGAAATATGATAAATAACCTTGGATTTAGGGTTGTTGAGAAGTATGACGGAATATTTGATTATACTACTTTAAGTTCAATGATAAAAGATGATGAAGAAGGGTTTGTCGTTAGATTCTCTAATGGTGATAGAGTTAAAATAAAAGGACAGGAATATCTTCGTTTACATAAAATAATGACTAATGTATCAACTACTGGTATATGGGAAGTATTAAGTAATGGTGGTAATTTTGACGAACTACTTAAAGATGTTCCTGATGAATTTTATCAAAAAATAAAATCTTATGAAAAAGAATTAAGATACTCTTTTATGTCCGTTAGGGAAGATGCCGGAAAAAGATTTGATAATTTTGGTGAAAATAATAACTACGCTGATGTACCCAAAAAAGACTATGCAATGTGGGTTCTACAACAACCAGAACATTTAAGACCAATATTATTTAAAATGTATGATAAAAAAGATTATTCATCTTATATATGGAAATTAATAAAACCTGAGTTTAAAAAACTATAATTTTATTCGCGAGTCGCATATTTATATAATATTAATTAATATAAATATGGAACAACAAATTTATACAATATTCATTACATTAATAACCGTACTAACATCAACCGCAGCTTGGAAATTCTATGAAAAAAGAATGTTATTAAAGGCAAAAAAAGAGGAAGATGATTCAAAAGACGGAAGAATGTTCAGAGACGATTTAAAAGATCGAGTTTTAAAATTAGAAACATTATTAGTCGAGTCATCAAAAGAGAAGGATACAATGAGAGAAAGTATCTTAACTCTTACCGCGCAAGTTTCAAAACTTGAAGTTGAAGTTGACTTTTTAAGAAAAGACAATGAAAAACTTAAAGAAGAAAATAAATTTTTACGAATGGCTAAATAATGAAATTAAAATATTTCTTTAATGTTAATGAACAATCGTCTCAAACAGGTCAAACAATCACCACAGATAGTAAAACAGGTGTCACCATAACTTTTTACGATAAGACCAATTTAAATAGTATTTATGAGTTATTTAAAAGTGATGGAACATTAAAAGTAGAACCAAATGATTGGAATATAACACAAGTAAATAATAAAAGAAAAATAACAGGGAGTGAAAATTCTATAAATAAATTTATTACTTTATATAATCAAAAATACCCTAACCAAAAAACAAGTTTAAATCTTGATTTTTTAAAATCCGACCAAAATACTTCTACGTCAAGTCAAACCCAAACACCATCAAAAGGTGATTTATTCATTAAAAACACTTTATTATCCGGTTTAAATAAAACCAATGAAAGTTTAGAAAAAGAGATAATAAAAATAAAAAAACTATTATAATTACAATGCCTAATTTTACTATACCGGTTTCAAATTCAAACACTAAAAAAAGAACAGAAAAAAAATACGAATTTGAACCTAAAAAAAGAGATTCTGATGTCGTTTCACCTTACGATGGTGTGATTATTAATGATAATACTTATAATTCTTGTTCCGATAAAGACCAATCATTCATAATAAAACATAATATTGATGGTGATATATATTATTCCGTAATATGTAACATTACTAAAGACCCTGACTATATTTTATCATCGAACTCTAAATCCGTTTCAAAAGGAGAACAAATTGGTAAGACGATTAATAATTCTAGTGTCTTATACACTATAGTTGGTAGTAATGGTAATAAACAAGATATTAGTAAGTTTATAAATTCAGATAATAAAGAAAATAATATAAAAGATGGTGATGGTAATATCAAATCCCCATCAACATCCAAAACAGGTGATGACGTTATAAAAAAATGGTTGTTAGGTGTCCCTAAAGCCGCTTTAGACGTTGTTAAATCAGGATTAAGTGCCGATAAAAAACGAGAGGAATCCAAAGAGGAAATTAAGCTTAGTGAGAATATAGAAAGAATTAAAAGTTTATTAAAATAAAAAATCCCTCCAAACGAGGGATTTTAAGTTTATAATAGATATGTTTTCTATTATTTTGTAACTTCAGTAGCAACAACGGTAGTTGTTTCAGCAACCGTAGTATCAACAGACACTTTAGTAGTATCAACCGCCACAACCGCAGTTGTATCAACCGCAGGAACTTCTTCAGTTTTTCCACTACCACAAGATGTTAATGTTAACGTTAAAATTGATAAAGATAAAATTAATTTTTTCATAGTTTTTATTATTTGTTTATTATATGTCAAATAAATAGTTATAAAACCCAAAGAAGTCAACAAAATAAAAATTTTTTTATGAAAATGTTGTTTAATTGAATATTTTTTGTATCTTTGTAAAACATTTAAGAAAAGACGTATATTTATAATTTCTCAAATGGTTCTTTAAAAAAGTGAAAAAAAAGATTTGGTAGTTTGAAAAAAAATACCTATCTTTGTAAAAGAAATCAGAAATATCTGATGGGTTCTTTGAAAAAAGTTTGAGAAAAATTTGGAAAAATGAAAAATTCTTCTTATCTTTGTAAAGGAAATGAGAATGAGAACGATTAAGATACAACTCTCAAAAAAAAGTTTAAGAAAAGTTTGACAAATTAAAAAATTCTTCTTAACTTTGTAAAACAAATCGGGAATGTCCGATATGTTCTTTGAAAAGTTTGGTTACAGAAATAGTCTAGGTCCGTAGGGCTACTATTGTATGTGAGGAAAGTGACTACGGGACTCCTTCGCATTTAAAGTACAAGTGAAACATATTGTCGCAATAGTTATAGTAACCGAAAAAAAAAGTTTAAGAAAAATTTGACAAAATGAAAAATTCTTCTTAACTTTGTAAAGAGTTTGAAAGTTGGGGTTTAAAATCTCAAAAAGGTTCTAACCCCAAAAATCAACTCAGTTCTTTGAAATAGTGAATTATCCATCGGGTGAAAGTAACTCTTCGGAGTGATGATAACTCGAGAAACGATAATCGGCCGTATATGGTCGTTAAATAAACTACGAAAGTAGGATAAAGTGGGGTTACTTGTGTTAGTGATTCTGCGGCTTGGGAAACTGAGCTCGAGTATACAAGTGGGATATCATTAGACCTTTAGTACTGAGGGCAACGCTTTAGGGAAAGTGGTTTAATGACCAAGCAATGTGGATTGTTTGGTTGAGTTCGGAAGAACAATAAGAATAACCCATAGGAATCAAGTAAAAAGTGTGATTATCTAATCATATGATTACGGGTTCCAATTTAAGAGTGGACTTAAAACCGAAAGGTAAGATGGAGAACGAGTGGTGTCGCTACTATCCTTACTAACAACCCACCAAGGTTGTGGTATGAAGTAAACTTAAAAAATGGAGATGGGGACATCTCACGGAGTAGTCAAGTATTCGGTTGTTCAAAAGATGACTGAGCTTACGATAGACCACTACTTCGACACATCCACGACACGAAACTTATGGAAATCTTTTAATTCCAAATTAAAAAAATCAATAAGGAAAAGTGTCTATCAGGTATCGATGAAAGGTGACTACATAGTAATGAGCCGTTCATTGCACACAAAGACCCCAAGTCTGAGTGTATTCTTACCAAAAACCTCTAATTCCGCAAGAATGTGTTGGGGAGGCATCCTCGAAGAGAGTTGAGTAATGAGAGAGTAATTGATACCTCAAAGAGTGGTAAACTTAAAAGACCGTCATTGAGAAATACTCTTCAAAAGGGAGTGGATAACAAGGGAAACAATAATACTTGTAAAGGTTCTCACAAATAGGTGTAATCTCAGCCTAACATAGCAGGGGGGAGGTAAGGTATCTCATCGGTCTCATAAGCCGAATTAAGTTGGTTCGATTCCAACTCGATGCTACAGAAAAGTGACTCCAGTTAAGTAGTGTTTAACCAATACACTCGGTGTGAATGAGTTTAAAGTTATGACATCAAAAAAATAGGTTCAGTTCTTTAATGTGTGTTTGATTTAGATTCGTATTTGTTCACCAAGTTTCTAACTGAGATTTGAAACCATAAAAAACAAACGAACCCCAATAAAAGTCCTTAGTATGACTAATCAATGGGTAAAAAGATAAAAAAGACTAAAACTATGTTTTTTTAAGGTGTGGATTTTTTGTGATAACCACAGGGGTTTTTTCAAGTGATGATAAAAATCCGATAAAAACACAAACGTTATAATGTATACTGGTCATCACTAACGTCAAAGTGTCAATCCGATTTCACTCATTGGATTATCAGGTAGAACTTACTGAATGACAGAGTTCACGGCTAAGAGGGAAGGATTTGAGTAGCCATCAATTCTTCCCTCTTTTTTTATTTAAAAAAATCAAATAATATATAAAAAAAATTCTTATCTTTGTTTAATGAAACATTCGGTTAATATAGTTAATAAAAAAGTAAAGTTTGAATACGAATTTATCCAAACCGAAATTGCAGGAATTCAATTAATTGGGTCTGAGGTAAAATCTATTAGGGGAAATAAAGCCTCAATTTCAGAGAGTTATTGTTATTTTAGTAATGGTGAATTATTCGTTAAAGGAATGACTATTTCAGATTATGGGTATGGAACTTTCCACGAAACTAATAGAGATAGAAAACTATTACTCAAGAAGAAAGAACTAAGAAAATTGGAGAATCAATTAATAAAAGGATTAGCGATTATTCCGTATAAACTTTTCATTAATGACAGAGGTTTGATTAAAGTAGAAATTGTATTAGGTCGAGGTAAGAAACTTTATGATAAAAGAGAATCAATTAAAAATCGAGACATTGATCGGGATATGAAAAGAAATATTTAAAGTTGAGATGACAGACCACCTTCGGGTGGTTTTTTTATTTATTATAATGTCAAATAAAAAACCCCTACCTGTGGAGGTAAGGGTTTAAAGTGGAGGTAGGCGGGGTCGAACCGCCGTGTTGTTCACCTTAACTATTAAGGACTACACGCTTAGGATAATGTTTTCTAACATTCCAAAATATTTAGTTTGTTCTTCACCATCGTAAACTAACAACCAATGGACGACTCGATTTAGGGTTCAGTCATTTTTCAACCCCTAAAGAGCTTCTGTTCCTGGGTTATACACTCACCGACCCGTTGTTGTTTCTTAACTATTAAGCTACAACTTCAGCGTTTTCACGGATTAAACCGATAGTCGCCATTTTGTCTAGTACGTTGCCGTCTAAAATTTGAATCCGTAGATTTAAGTGATAGGAATCTTCTCACTGCGTGCCCCGAACAATTAACAATGCCAGTCAATACCATTTTTACCCCCAATATTTTCAATGAACTTTTACAATACAAATATACAAATAAAATTTAATTAATTAAACTTTTTAAGTATTTATTATATAAATATTTTATTTTAATGGAATCTGACGGTAATTTAAGAAGAGAAGCTTATAAAGAGAGTGAGATAATTGAAGATAATGAAATATTAACCTTTCTTAAATCGAATGGTTATAATTCAGTATTATATTTTGGACCTAAATTCATTAAAGACGCTTATTTTGGAAAATTTCAATATTATGACATATATTTTATAATTGATAAAACCAAAAATCCTACCTCTGAAAAATTTTGTATTACATTATTAAGAAAAAAAACTGGTAAAGATGTTAATTATAATGGTTTTAATGTAGTTGATAAAGAAAATGATGATATTGATGATCCTAACAATTATATTGAAAGTAATTTCCCTTCGATCTACGACAAGTATTTGGAACTAATGAGTAATTCCATTTACAATATTTTATCGAACATAAAAAAAGGTTCCGATATTGTAAATGATATTGATATTTCTGATTTTGATAATTTAATTTATGATATTAAATATAGTCCTACAAAACCTGGCGCTAGTCAAATTATATTAAGATTTGATGAGGTAAGTGATTTTTTTAAAATTTTTACAGATAATGACGATGAGGCTTGGTTTTTAACCACTATTGGTAATGGAAGAAGTGGTTATGAATTTGAGTCTTGGGATACTTCTCAATATGAATGGAAAGATGGTTATATGTTATATCATTTTACTGCGGAAAATAAACAAAAGATTATTGAAATTTATAGTTATTTAAATTCTGCAGAAAGAGTTACAATAGAAAACTTAGAAAAGCATAGTGAAACTATTGCACGAGAATTAGATAAATATTTTTGAATTTTGTGACGTATTTTCAAATTACGGAATCTTTGTAAAAGATGATAATTGTTTTTGGTCGTATAGAACAAGTGTTAAAATATTAACAACTTTATTTGAAATATATGACGCAAAACATATGTCTGTATTTGAGTTACTTCAAAAAATAAATAAAGAAAGTATTCATTTAGATCCTAATTATTATGAGTATGCTTATGAAACCTATTGTAATGACAAACACCATGAAATTTTTTCTAAAAGATTTAATAATTACGTATCTTCAAAACTTGACGACATATTAGAAGAAATATCAACAGATGAAAAATTTACAAGTCAAGAATTCATTAATTTTAAAGATAATGTTTTTAATAAATATAAATTAGGAGAATGGTATCCATTACCTAACGACCCTGATAACGAAGGTAAACGTTTTAGGATTTATAAGTATGACCCTGAAAAACAAGTTGTGATAGTTCATTATACTCCAGCTCAATTCAAACCTATGGAATCTAGGTCTTATAATCACGAGTCTTTTATTGATTTTTTACATAATAAAGAAATTTTTGAGAGAAAAGTTGTTAACAAAGGAAAAAAGCGTTACATTTGATGTATGAAACGCGATTATAACCTACTTAAAGAAGTCCTATCAATACCAACGGTAACCTATAACGAAGGCAAAATGGTTGATTTTATTGTTAATTGGTTAACCACCAACAATATACCATTTTATAAAGATTCAAGTAATAACATCTATGCAACAAAGAAAACGGATAATGTTGATTATTATCCTTGTGTGGTGGCTCATACTGACACCGTACATGACATAGATACTATTAACATTATTGAGAAGATGTTACCAAATGAACAAAAAGTTTTAAAGGAATCTTTAACCGCAATAAATGATGATGGAGAGCAAACAGGAATTGGTGGAGATGATAAGTGCGGAGTTTACGCTTGTTTGGAGCTATTAAAAGAACTTCCAAATTTGAAATCCGCATTCTTTGTATCTGAAGAAACAGGATGTCACGGTTCAAGAAAAGCCGACCCAAATTTCTTTAAAGATGTTGGTTATTCTATTCAGTTTGACGCACCAGGAAATTCAATGGTTACAGAATATTGTATGGGAGTTCAATTATTTGATAGAGAAGACGAATTCTTTAAATCTTGTGATGAGATATTAAGTGAAAGTTTTGATAATAGAAATAAGTATTATTCTCATCCTTATACAGATGTTTACGCGTTAAAAACTAAATTCGATTTCTCTTGTATTAATTTTGCTATTGGTTATTATAACTATCATAGAAAAAATGAGTATGTTGTAATTGAAGATGTTTATAACGGGATTGATACAGGTAAAAAAATGATAGAAAAATTGGGTTATAAAAAATATAAAAAAATATCAAATCAAAAAGGTTGGTTATAAAAAAAGGGGATTTTAATCCCCTTTCTTTTTTCTCTTCTTTTTCTCTTTTATCTTAACCTCTTTCTCGTCAACATAAATCTCATATTCTTTATCTTCAGAAATTTCACCTTTTAACACTTCTTCCGAGATATAGTCCTCTACTTTATCTTGTAAAGCTCTTTTTAATGGTCTTGCTCCATACAACTCATCAAAACCAACTTCAGAAATTAAATCCACCAATGATTTATCATATGAGAATTTGTATTTTAAATTAGATAATCTTGATATTAGTTTTTTAATTTCAATATCAACAATCTTACCAATATCCTCTTTATTTAATTGATTAAATACAATTATTTCATCAATACGATTTAAAAATTCAGGAGAAAAAAACTTTTGTAATTCTTTTTTAAGAATGTCTTTTTTCTGTTCTTCTTGAACATATGTTGATGTAGAAGATTTAAACCCTACCCCTGTTCCGAAATCCTGTAGTTTTTTAACCCCCAAGTTTGATGTCATAATAATCAAACAATTTTTAAA